GCAATGGATACGGCAGTTCGTGAAATTGTGTATGATGCATTAGCATATAAGGATAATTTTTATGATGTATGATGACGAAAGATTGTATTTGGTTCGATATATTGATCCACACGGCGTTGAAAGAAACGAAGAACAATTAGCGGAAGATGCTGAAGAAGCAATTTCTATGGTTGAGCGTGGTTGGATCCCGTCTGCTGATATACAAATTGTTGAGGTATTCATGAAGTTAAACGGTTCATGGAATGCTACTGATGATGACTATGACGGTCAACCTGACGAAGCACAGGAATGGGAAAGTTATGACCCAGACTGTTAATTTAGAATTGTTGAAGTATCGCTCATATGGCAGACATTCATGGTTTCATGGTGTGCCTGCTACAATGCGTGATGATGTATTGAGTTATTTCAAAAGCATTGATGTTAAGGTAAAGTTGAGGTATCGTGGTCCCCGTGCGCACCGCAATTATCGCTCATCAAATAGTAGGCAAACAACCTGCCTAATGTGTGATGCTACAAGTTTTGCTATTTACAAGGATTGATTATGAAGAAAATTAAGTTACCGTTTGATTGTATGATTCTGGATTCTGAACCTGTTAAGGTAAGTAATCCATTTTCGGGTGAATCTTGTACCTTGACACCTGAAGCGGTTGCTGTATACGATTCAATTATGGGTTGCCAGATGGTTGGTGATTATAAGCGTATGCAAAAAGGCCTTGATTGGTTTCGTAGGTATTTTCCTGCTGAATATATGACTTTATTGGATTAATATGATAGTTTATGTGTTGATTGGCGCCATGATTGGCATTGGTATTGGTATTACTTTGTTTAATTTGATTGGAAATGATAATGACTAATTCGGAGTTGGTTGATAGATTACAACAAGCACAGGCGTTGCTTGCTGATGTATATCATTGGGCGGATACGCCTATGACTAATGGTTTACAGATTTCACCATTGAAAACAAATGCAGAAATTGCATCTTTGTTGTCTACGGCAGATTCCTGTATTTGGGCAGCATTAGATGAATTAGATTATAATTCATGAATAAGGTTATCAATGAACTATTCAACCGTTCAGGCGGTTGGACGGAAGTGTGTGATGTATCAGGCGAAGAAATTCTGACCTATAACGAACACTTGGATCCTGAGAAATTCGCTAAATTGATTGTGTTAGAGTGTATGCATGAATGTCTGCGTATGCAGTTAGGCAATCAATATACACCAGAAGAACTGTTGTTTCAAACTAAGTATCGTAAGATTATCAAAGAACATTTTGGAGTTGAAGAATGAAGATTCGTGCGATTGTGAATGGTGTCAATTTCTATACAACTAGAGCGGACATTAAAAAGAAAAGAGTTGGTGATTCTATATTACAGAATGATGCCTTATTCTATGCACATTTTCTAATGGGAAAATCTGATGGCATTGGCACAACTGTAAAATATTATGACCATAAAATGGTTCAGCACACATACAATATTCAACTGAGTATTGTTTAATTTTGGAGTTATTATGAAAGATTTGAATTGGATGTATATGCTTGATGTATTGTCAGGCGAAAAGTTCAGTAATTTTGGTTTACAGAAAATGGCAGAAATCAATATTGGCAAGGTTACACAATCACGCCAATATACATTATTGACCAATCGCCTGTATACGCCAACTGTTATGGAACGCTTTGCGGCAAAGTAATACTTTTGATGTATATTGCCATTATAGACAAAATAGTGTATAATTGTCTATATTGAGAAACATTTTGCAACTGGAAACTATATGATAGAATTTAAAACTGATACGCCTACCAAGTCTGCGTTATACTTGGTCGACCGTGGTATGCAAGGAAAAGCATATCGCTATTATAATGCCGACATTGGTAAATGGGGTATGTGTGGTTATGATTTTAATGAAGCACTAGAAGGCAAAGATAATCACAACACATTTGAAACTGTTGGTGTATTTCCTTGGGCGGGTCCCCTTACAGGACCCAATCTCAAACTGGATCGACCTGTGCATATGGTTCAAATTGAAGAACCAGAATCTACCAAACCAAAGAAGCAGAGCAAACGCCTTGCTAAACAGACAGGATCGAATTTGGTCGATAGTAATACTAAAGTAGTAACAAAAAGTAATACTAAAGTTCTCAAATCTGCCAAGTCTAGTAGTACCAAAGTTGTCCATACAGATGGCACCGTGTTCTATCGTGCTGACCGTCAGAAATGGGTTGCTGTTATGAATGGCAAGCAAGAAGCGGCACGACCAACATCCGATGCGTGTTTAGTATTCTTGAAGAAAAAATATAATGTCGTTGGTGTTGTATTGAAATGATTGTATTTGATGTTATATTTGCTGGCATATTGTTGGCAGCGTCCCGTGATTTCTTTGAGAGAGATTGGAACATTTCAGGATGGATTGCTTTGTTCTGTTCTGCTTTTGAAACATCATTGATTTTTTTAAAACTATTTTAGGAGTAAAATATGGGTTTAGATATGTATGCATACCGTGTCAAAGCGGAAGATGTGATTGATGATTTTACTATCCGTGAAGAAACTGATGGTCGTAATGAAAAGTTAGAAGAATTGGCATATTGGCGTAAACACCATGACCTACACGGATGGATGGAACGCCTATATCGTGCAAAAGGCGGCACTAAAGAATCGTTTAATTGTGTGCCAGTCCGTTTAACTATGGAAGACCTCAATATGTTGGAATCTGATATATTGAATAATCGATTACCTGAAACACAAGGGTTTTTCTTTGGCACCAATCCACCTGATGAGTATTCACGGGAACAGGATATGGCATTTATTTCAAAAGCAAAGATTTCTATTGCTAACGGTGCGGCCGTATACTACGATTCGTGGTGGTAATGTGATTGTTACACTAACTGAAGATGAAAGCAAAGAAATCCGTATGGCGGCAGCAATGAATACAAAACCAATTGCTGGCAAAACTATGGGAGAATGTTTTCAGTTGACTTTGATAGAAATGGTTCTTGCAAAAATAAGGAAAAAGAATGGTATCACCGATTGAGATTGTATTGGTTGCTGTAATGGCAGCAAAGAACCCATTTAATGGTGTATATGAAATATTCTATGAACCATTAGATTATTATAAATCTATTGTTGAATGTAATAAAGAACAGTCACGATTGACCAAAAAGAATGGCAAAGGTGTTCGTTATGTTTGTTTGCCTGTTGATAAGGATTGATTATGAGTTTATGGCGTAAGAGACAAAAACCAAAACCCGTGGACACGGATGATAATAATACTTGACCGGAGAAACTGAGAACTATAGTATTAGGTTGCCATTTGTGCCAAAACCTGTATAATTGCCTCTATTGATTGATAAGGAGTGATTGATGATTGAAGTGAAATTTGTTGGTGGTAAGTATGTTGCCGTTATCAACGGAAAGACTGTTAAACGCTCTAAAAAAGAGCATATGGACTATGTGGTTCGTAAGGCAGAAGGATCGACCTCCGATGCGGTGGTCGCACAGGAATCACGATTCAGTATCAATGAACGGTTCGGTTTCGTATCTGATATGGTCACAATGTTGGCAAACGGTGCACAAGCATCCGTAGTTGTCACGGGACCTGGCGGTCTCGGCAAGTCCTTTACTGTTAACCAAACGCTCACAGCAAATGGTTTCAAAGATGTTTCCACATTAGATGACTTTGCAGTTGGTACAGTTATCAAAAGCAACAAAGCATTCCGTGTTATCAAAGGTTACTCTACACCAAAAGGTTTGTATCGTACCTTGTATGAAAACCGTGATGGTGTGATTGTATTTGATGACTGCGATAGCGTATTGAAAGATCCAGTATCGTTGAACCTACTCAAAGGTGCGCTTGATTCATATTCACGCCGTATCATATCATGGAGAGCAGATATCAAAGATGAAGATTTGCCAACAACCTTTGAATTCAAAGGTCGCATTGTGTTTATCTCCAATCTGGCATCTACACAAATTGACCAAGCGATTATCACACGGTCAATGGCAGTTGATTTGTCTATGACCCGTAAGCAAAAGATTGAGCGTATGCGTCACCTGTTGAATTCAGGTGAGTTTATGCCTGAGTTTGACAAAGCAACCAAGAATGATGCTATGTCATTGATTGACAAGTTGCAAGACAAGGTTAAAGAGTTATCGCTCCGTACCTTGATTCAGGTAACTAAAATCCGTAAGAGCGCAGGTAGCAATTGGTCTAACCTTGCTGAATACACAATTTGTGGTTGATTGAGGTAAAATATGTTTGAGTTAATATTTACAATGATGGTTATAAACAAAACAGGAATTCCTGGTTTTAATGTTGAACACATTGCAAGATTTCAAGCATTAGAAGATTGTATGAAATCCAAAGTAGTGTTGCAAGAATATATGGATAAACTGTATACACAAGGCAAGGCATTTCCTGGTGTTTTTGAATGTAGGAAGTTATGATAGATTTTGAAAAATTGATTGATAATCCAGTTACATATATTGGTATTGTCGTTGCTGCTGGTGTAATTGGTTTTACTTTAGCATTTTTGATTGGATTGATATGAAAATTTACATTGGTTCTTATTGGGTAGATTTCCCAATGTCCGAATACGGTGGTATGTGGGCGGTTGTTGCCAAAGATGAAGAAGATTTGTTTAAGGTTCTAAAAGAATCACAATCTGATTTCTTTGGTGATGAATTAGATGATGATATCATGCAGGCAATCAAAGATGCCAAGTCTTACAGGTTAGATTCAGGTACAGGACCTGATTACTGCACACCTCATGTGGTAAAGTTCTTTTATACCTAAAAAAGTGCTTGCCAATATTGTGGTATTCATTTATAATATCGGTGTAGCCCCAATGATGAATTATCTAGTTTTATCCGATAACAGATAATTATTCGGATTGAATAAAGGTTAATAAATGCTGAGTAAAACTCTTGCCAAAGAAGAAAAAAGAAAAACCATCATACACTATGTGGTATGTGTGGTATTGATATTGTTGTTATTGAATCATTTGATATGAATATAAAGATACCAAACACCAATCAGATACCAGCGATTGATACATCGGCTATGAACAATCTTAGGAAAGTTAAATCTGAAGAATTACATAAAGCACACCAAGAAAAGTTAAATGAATTCTACAAGGTTAAGAAGCAAGACTTTGAAACCAATCGTGCTCGTCTAAATGATTTTGATTATAAAAAAGATATTGATGAGGTAAATAGATACCTGAATGTTAAAAGAAATGTGGAATATGGATTGTATCAATACTCCAAACATTTGGGTAAACATATAGATGTGGTTGTATAATGTTTTTATTTGATGTTGAAACTCTAGGTAAAAGATCCAATTCGGTGATTCTATCGATGGCTGCCATTTATTTTGATCCTGATACCAAACCATCACCAGAACAATTGCGTGAAGATGTTTTCTTTGCCAAGTTTAGTGTGATTGAACAGGTAAAAGAATATGGTCGTGAGATGAACCAATCAACTATGGATTGGTGGAATAAACAATGCCATAATGTCCGAGTTGCATCATTCATACCAAGTAAGGTAGATTGTTCCTTTGTTGATGGTTATGAATCAATGCGTAAGTGGGCAGCATCAAAGAATGATACCAAGTGTTGGGTATGGGCTCGAGGTAATCTTGACCAGTTGGTAATGGATGACATTGAAGAACAATTAGAATTAGAACCAATTTGGCCATATGCCAGATGGCGTGATGTAAGAACTGCTGTTGATTTTCTATACAATACAACCAATGGTTATACTGATGTAGATTATCCAGGTTTCAATTCAAAGAATGATATCACTAAACATAATCCAATTGATGATTGTGTATTGGATGCAATGATGATGATGTATGGAGTTAGAAATGAATGAACGAATTGAAAAACTTGCTGAACAGGCTGAGAAGTATGCTGATGCCAACTTCAAAGGTGAGCCTTTTTGGACACAGGCATATGAGTCAAAGTTCGCCGAGTTGATTGTGCGGGATTGTATGGATGTTGTAGATGGTTATACCAAGCCTCGCACGTTTGACACACACTATGATGCTGTTGAACAGATTGAAGCCTTGTTTGGAATTAAACATTTCGGAGTTGAAGAATGAATGAACGAATTAAAGAATTGGCTCTACAATGTGGTGCATGGCACCAAGTGTATGACAACAAACGATTTATGATTAATGGTAAATTTGATGTGGAGAAATTCACCGAGTTGGTTATCAAGGAATGTATTGAGGTTGTAAAACCTACGCAACACCATGAGGCATGGGCACCAAGTTATCTTGGTGGTGTGGATGGATTGGAACTGTTAGAT